CATAATGAAGAATCATTCAATAGTTATTTAGAGTCACTATGACCCTTGAACCCTTTACAGAGTTATCCTACTCGTTTTGTGGGAATTTGTCAAGCTCGACTTTTTTGCCCATTTTTGGGCGGAGAAATTTTTTCGGAATTCTCGTAATCAGTTCAGGAAAATCGATTTACCTGTCATGGTGATCGCTGCCTTACCTACCAGATTGATGTTGGTGCTTGAGAAAACCGAGGCACCCACGAACTTGGCAGTAAGGAACGATGAACCACTGATGTCCAACGATCCTGCAGCAGATGATCCTAGTTTGATTGCCATTGCTGCTGGAGGATCATCCACAGCGAGTGCCTTACCAAGCACAGTTAGACTTGACAACCCACGAACTGTCTTGGAATCATCTCCGTTAAGAACTGTCGCTGCTCCACCTTTTACTGCTTTCTGCAGAATGTGAGAGAAATCAGATTGTAACTGAATATTTCCTGTTGTTCGTAGTGAATAATCACCCTTGATAACTTGGTTGACTGTACCAAGAGTATTGATAGCAACTTGAGCGCCAGGTTTTAGTTTCTGGTTTACACTAAACTCTCCACTACCATCAATATAGAATCCACCACTAGTCGTAAATCTAGTGAACGACGAATCCATGTTGATATCAGTAGCAGTAGCATTGATCTTACCTTGACCCTCTGCGGGTTCTAGGTTGATAGCTTCTCCTGAACGAAGTGTAAGGTTGTTGAGTGCATTGAGAGTGATGTTATCTCCCTTCAATCCAATGTCACCACCTTGCGCCTCGATAGCAACGTCACCTTCTACGTAGATAGAATATGGTGCTGACCCTGTAGTGCTTCCGTCCTCTTCTTTTGTCTGTGAGTCATCATTGCCACGTACATGTACAGCATACGTATCAGTCTTTTCATGATGATCCTTGGCATGAATGACAACTTTACCGCCACAACCTGATTGCCCAGGTTTGCCAGTTGCCATGACAATGTTACCATTTACATCAAAGTGGAACATTGACTGACCATTAGTCATGATGAATCCAGTGGTTCCATCTTCATTTTGATAGGAACCCATGGTCCAACCATGCTTTGTTGCTATGACATTAAATTCACCATTAGTAAACTGACCCTCATCGGGATTTTCTGATCCTGCTGGTCTAGCAACACCCTTATCTTTTAATTTTTTCTGTTCGGCACTTGCTTTGTGCGTGTTTGTAATAGCCATTATGGACAATCAACGTAAGAACCAGTTCCAATCTTGGCGTAACCCTTACGCTCAAGTTCAATATTATCTAGACATGCCATATTGGGCAAGAATCTAGCACCCGCTCCATTTCCTCCGACAATACTGACGGAAGGCATGGATGTATATCTTCTATTACGATCTAGTGTTCTGACACTAACAACATATCCTTGAGTATCAATGACTGCTTCAGCGATTCCTTCCTCTCCATTGATGAGAACTTTTGGAACCTCAGTGTATCCAAGACCAGGAGAAAGAATAGTAAAGGAATCAATGATACATTGTAGATTATTTTCATCTGGTGTGTTGGGTTTGTAGTTTACACCTTGTCTTGTGACACGAACTTCACTGACAAGTCCTTTGTCATCGATTAGAGCAACAGCACCGCCGCCATAACCAGGACCACTAATTATAACTTGTGGTGGAGTTTGATATGGTCCACCAGGATACACAATAGGAATATAAATGATTCCACCATTGTCATCGGTGATTGGATCACCAGCGACTGGTTTGGTGATCTTGAACTCGTCTTCTTCTGGTGGTGTTGTTGGATCCTCATTGTCACCACCACCACCAGCAGACTCAACAATGTTGAAGTTTGTACTTACACCTTTGTTTTGTAGTATAATCGTAGCAGTCTCAATACCTTCTACAACTGTATCATCTTCGATACCAAGAACAAATACTGCTGCATTATTCTTGATGACTAAAGTATCAGATAGAGTGTCAGATACAAAATCAGATGCACTAATACCAGCACCAATCATATAGTAGGTAACTTCTGTACCATCAGGGACATTCTCGGTGGTAACTGTTACTAGAACATCCTCACCCTCCTCATAACTTGGTTTATCTGTAGTGATATTCCAAACTTGTACTTGAGTTGGGTCTGGTGTTACTGGTTGAGCGATTGTAGTGTCAATCACTACATCAGTCTGAGCATCTGGATTGTAACTAACACCATCAACAACAATAGCAGTGTTAATCACGCCAACCATTCTCAGTAGTTCAGGAACATCTTCAGTCACACCATCCTGTGCAATTTGAACAGGAACTGTTGCCGTGTTGCTATTCATGATCACAGACCCCGAAAGATCTCCGACAATATCTGTATCAATAATTTGTGGACCACTCAATTGCCAACTGATAGTAGTGTTGTCTGGAATATTGACACCAGTGAAAGTAAAGGTAGCAGTATTACCCTCTTGATATACTGTAGCGTCTGCAGAAAGTGTGAGGAATGGTTCACTTCCTTCAGGTAGAGGTGTTGTTGGATCGGGATCGGGATCTTCTACAGTAGGATCTTCGATGTCATCTTCTTCTTCAACCTCATCATCATCGAATGGTGGTTCATCTGCAACACTAGGAGGTACGTAGTCAATGACTTCATCAGGTCCAGGTGGTTGGTTTGGTGGTGATGGAGTGAAATCATTAGGAACACCACCAATAAAACTGATTGTTGTATCTGGAACTGGTGGAACTACTTTAGATTCGTTACAAACAAATGCAGACTGATCACCGATACCAGACTCAAGATCTTTCAGTAGTTTGTCTAGATCATCGCTTTCATCCGAGGAACAATCGGTACACTTTTGTTTGATTGGTTCACACGCCGCGCCAGGTCCAGTGCAACTGATGCCAAGAAGTTTCATGAACTTATTGACAATACCACCAATGAAATTCAATGGTGCAGCAATTGCTTCTAGGATTGCTTGAATTGGTGCGAGGATTGTATTGACTAGTTCCTCAAACTTTGATAGAATCTCATTAAGAATGCCATTTACCAGAGTATCAATAAAACATGCTGCATTGTTGAATACATCCTGAATGTATCCCATCAGCAGATCAGTAATAAAACTTGCAATAGTATCAGTAATGTCAGCAATACTACAACCAAGCGATTGGAATATCTCGTCAAAGATCTCTTTGATCTTCTTGAATCTATTTCCTTTCTCTTTGATAGGTTTGAATGCTTTTTCTGGATCTGCGAGTGGTCCAGTGTTACCAACAACAACTTCTTCTGTTAGCAGAGCATCATTAAGGAAGTCAATAGCACCACGTAGTGCCTTCGTGATCTCTGTCTTACCTCTAGCAATGAAACTCTTGACTAGTCTAACAACACGACCGATATGGAATCGAGCAATATCAATCTTGTCATACATCAAACCATTGACTTTACTGACATAGTAGTCGCCAAGTTGTCCACCTGATGCTTGGTTAGCAGCGAGCATATCACCAATGAGTCTAGTCATTCCAGACTTTAGATCATTCTCTTGACCACAATTAGGATTGCCAATGACTACGCAACTTTGTCCACCAGTGGGATTAGTTTCTGAGTGCTTACCATATGCTGCCAACAGAATAGGTGGCGCTCCGTTCTTTTGATCTGCTTTATCAGCATCAACAACACCTTTATCAGTGTTAGCACCATCATCATTCTTACCACTCTGGGTTTCTACAGATCTATTCTGCTGTGGATTTACTTTAGGGTCTACAAATGGTGTGAAGTTTAGTGGACCAGATCCAGGGTCAACATTACTTACTTTGGTTGCTCCCTTGACGCCACCAACAGAACCCATGATGATAGGTTTCTGCTTGTCATTATCTAGATAGAAACCAACTACGAAGCAACCACGTTGCAGACCAGGAGATGCACCACCAGTACCACCCTCAATGAATGGTGTGGTGACAGGCATCATCAGGTGTGCCCATGGTAGATCTTCTGTAGGCGTAGCATTCTCACCTGTTTTCAGGTGTTGTCCAATGATACGTACACGAAAACGACCAGACCTTTTGGGGTCATCCTTCTTATTGGTTTCTACCTGACCGATCCACCAAGAGAATCCGTCAGAACCAATCTGATGTATAGGGTATAGTGAAGATAAAGACTGATCCATATTTAATTAATCCCCCTATTATTTAACACCTGAATCATACTCTTTGATTCCATACGTATCACGAATTAGATTTAATACTGTAGTGAACTCTGGTTCACCACTCTCTTTGACAAGTTGATAGTTGTGAGACAATTGAGCGATGAGATATGTACCGCTGTTCTCTTCATCCCATTGCTGACCCTCTCTAATTTCTTCGGCAGCAACGTTTGGAATGTATATCTTTACCTTGTCTCCCACTCTCAGACTTGAATTGCCAGGGATGACAACCTCTACCTTCTGGTTTTCCATCAGGTATCGTCTTCCAATTGACTGCGCTGTGTAATACTTTGCATAGTCAGGAAACTCTGCGTCACCATCTTCTTCTGGGTTGGCAATACCATCTCCGTCATACCATAGTTCAGGATCCAATAGAACTGTCATGATTCTGCTGGGTTTAGCACTCAAATCTTTCTGATACTTTGGAACACTAGTTTGACTACCAAGATGCGACATGTTATTAAAGGTAGTCTTCATGTCATAGTTGTACTCTTCATACTTTTGCGATGAGAGATCAAAGTAACACATGTGCGTAGAATAGATGCCATTGTTTAACTTATCAATGATGTCAATCTCATCTGTGAACTTGTAACTCTCAATGGTATTGAATGCAGACTCAGAAGATTGTCCAGCAGCAGGACGAGAGTAGTATTCTGCCACAGGTGCAGACCCACCAAAAGTATCACTGCCATCAGAACATAGCAAGTCCATAGATTTGAATACAAATCCATCTGCATTCTGGAAGAACAGATATCCTGCAGTACCAGATGCCTTAGTTGCACTAGCACCTAGTTCTCCTCCAGGTTGTGCATCCTCTACACCACCACCCTTCTTAAACTTAGAAGACTTTGGTACAGTTCTTGCCATCAGTGATTGAATGATCGCATGTGGTTTTCTACCATTGGGAAACATACTCATCTTAAACTTAGATGTTTCGGCAAAGATTTTATCCTCTTGCACACCCAAGTTTGTTGTAAGAACATCAGAAACAATTTGTTCTGGATGTGCTTTCATCTTCTTTGTAACTCTGGCAGCTTCATTTGTCATTGCTTCTTTAGATAGCAATGCAAGGTTATACATCTGTCTGTTCTTGTCTACAACTCTATTGTATACCTTGTAAACATATAGTTCATACTCTACAAC